TAATATTATATAATAAATGTATTATATAATAATAAATATATAGATGATTTCAGTGGGAACGACACCAACAGAAGACTTGTACAATATATTCACATCGTATCTCTCATTGAACGACCCCAACAGTGAACTGGAATGTAGGTTTTGGTTGTACGGGGAAAAATCGTCGTGGACGAAACGCAGAATTACACGGTTGGACATGGAACGCGTGATTGGGCAATTGAAAGGGTTGGGATATGTCTTGGACGAAGATAAGGACACGTATTATTTACGTGTTACACCCATGGAAGAAACCAAACGCGACGAATACAAAAGTTTGTCGTTTCGTCTGGACATTGAAGGGTTGGATGCCATACAACAATATTGTCGAACCAACACAATACCTTTGGAAGAACCGAATCAACGATGGAGATTCACGGAAAAACAAGCCCCCACCCATTTGTCGCGTTCGACTGCCTTGTTTGCCGATTTCAATTATAGTGTTTCGTTCAAAATAGAAAAACATTATTTCTTGCATGTCCCGGAAACCAAAAGAATAACCGACAATTGGGGTCAATACAAAAAATTGTTTCGGTTGATCAAACGATGCCGTTTTCGCCATCGTGACGATTCGAGTATTTTTGTGGATGTTAGCATTGTGAAAACGAACAAAAATGGGTTGGGCGTGCCGATTCCTGCATACACAACACAGGAATCGGGCGTATTGACCAGCGAAGAAAGATTTGAAATTGAATTGGAGGCCAACAACGAACTTATCTTTCAACCACAATCCGGAAAAAGCACCATAGAACTCATGAACGTCTTCCGACACGCCATTTACAACGTCTTGTCGGCATTGCAAGACACGCGTTTGCCCATTCCTCACCAGGAACAAGACCATGTATTGAAGGAATACATCCGTTTGGTGTATACTTTATTGAAACCCAAAGTCGACATCACGACGCGAAAACCTGGCGTCTCTTCAACGGATTTTTTGGGTCCTTCGTCCATGACGTTGCAATTGGAAAATGTCGCATCTCGCCAAATGCGCAATCATATATTGGACAATTATGCCGTGACCGACAAGGCCGACGGGGAACGAAAATTACTCTTTGTGTGTCCCATGGATAACTCTCAAGAACCCGCCGCGAGAATCTATTTGATTGATGTCAACATGAATGTTACTTTCACTGGGAAAACTACGACGGATAAAAAATATTTTTATACATTGATGGATGGGGAACATGTAGTTCGAGACCTGCGTGGAAACGTCATCAATCTCTATCTAGCTTTTGATATTTATTTTGCGTGGTCCAATGAAGAAAAAACGGTGATTTCGTATTGCAACTCTCCATTTTTCAAAACCAAACACAACAGTGGACATAAATTTCGATATTCTATATTGAAAGAATACATGCGAGAATGGTCGCAAACCACGTCAATGCCATTGACACCAACAATGACTCTTCAAGTCAAAGAATTCATCCATAAAACATCGATTTTCGAAGCAAGTGGAGAAGTGTTACATAAATCCAAGTTTGTGAAATACCCAACCGATGGCTTGATTTATACACCTTGCGATTTGACCGTTCCCGTCCAACCCGGCGGTCACACATTCAAAGTTTCGTGGGAAAAATCGTTCAAATGGAAACCACCCCAATACAACACGATTGACTTTTTTGTGTCTGTTCGAAAAAACAAGGACAATCACGATTGCATTCAAACTACGTATCAAAATGGTATCAATTTGACGGCCGTCGACGCCGATGTTCCTCACAAAGTAATTGAACTGCATTGCGGTTACAACGAACAAAAACATCGGTTCATGAATCCCTTTGTCACATTGTTGCGAGAATTCTTACACGACAAAGCAGGTACAACAACCACATCCACTTCGACACAAGGCTACACTCATCAAAAATTCCAACCGACTTGTCCCTACTTACCCAACGCCTATTTGGCCTACATTCCTTTGGTGAGAAACGATTGGAACGAATGGGAAATGAAGACTGAATCGGGGGATATTTTTACGGAAGGCATGATCGTCGAATTCGCTTACGATACGTCCGTCGACCCAACCGACAATCTATCCGCGGTCGCCAACTCGGCATGGCGATGGAAACCGTTACGCGTGCGTTACGACAAAACGGCCAACCTGTTGTCCGGACAAAAAGAATATGGCAATGCCTTTCATGTGGCCGACAGTATTTGGCATTCTATACATTTCCCACTGACCGAAAGCATCATCACTACGGGGAAGAACATCACTATAGAAAACACGGAAGTTTATTATGAAAAGCAGAGCAACCGCGATGTTACATATAGATTGCGCAAATTTCATAACTTCGTGAAACGACAATTGATTGATGTCGTGGCGGGACAATCCAACAAAACATTGATTGATTTCGCTGTCGGAAAAGCGGGAGATTTGAACAAATGGATACAAGGAGAATACAATTTTGTGTTGGGCATCGATGTTTCGAGAGACAACATCATGAACAGTAACGATGGTGCCTGTGTGCGGTACTTGAAAGAAAAGGAACGAACTCAGACCGACTTGCGCGCTATTTTCGTCGTTGGCGATTCTTCGAAAAATATTCGCGAGGGGGGAGCTTTTGCCAAAAACAGTGAATTTCAGCAAATTACCGACGCTATCATGGGCGTGGAGGGAAAACGACGAGACGAATTGGGGGATTTCAATCACCGCGGAAAGGAAGGATTCGCCGTGTCTTCCTGCCAATTCGCAATTCATTACTTCTTCAAAAATATGGATACATTGCACGGTTTCATACGGAATGTGGCGGAAAATACACAATTGGGTGGTTATTTCATTGGAACTACTTACGACGGGGAAACCGTATTCAATGCATTGAAATCATACTCACGTGGCAATGGTATGATTCTCTCCAACAACGGTCAGGTGTATTTTCAACTCATCAAACAATACGACGAGACCGGATTTCCCGCCGACGAAAGTTCTCTGGGATACGAAATCGACGTGTTCCAAGAATCCATCGGTCAAAACATCAAAGAATATTTGGTTCATTTCACCTTTTTGGAGAGAGTGATGAATATGTACGGGTTTCATTTGGTTCAACTCGAAAGGGATTTGCCCGAGAAACACAACCAAATCAAGACTGCATCCGCGATGTTTTCTTCGTTCTACGAACAATATTCCGGCATGCGCATGACCAAAGGCGAAGAAAAAATTTCAATGATGAATCGTTTCTTCGTCTTCCGGAAAACTGTAGATGTAGTACCCAGCAGTGTTTACAAGTTCGTGAATTCTGCGTCGGCGCGACAATATGTTGCACAACCCAAGCCACCCTTTCGTAAAATTCGGTCGGGATATATTATAACCCGTTCATCTCTGTAGTATATATATATATGAATGACACCAGTCACTGTTTCTACCCACATCAAAACACCTCAACAATTGTTTCAACATTTGAAATGTGCCACGAAAACCACTATAGTGAAATTGGGCGCTTCTTGGTGCCAACCTTGCAAACAAATTGAACCAGTATTTTTTCGTTGGGTAGAACACTGCCGCGATTTGTTTCATTGGGTTGTAGTGGATATTGATGAATCTTACGAGTTGTACGGGTTTTTGAAAGGAAAACGCACAATCCACGGCATTCCGGCATTTTTAGTCTATTATGTAAAACCGAGCTCCGAAATTACTTATGTACCAGACGATTTATTGGTGGGTGCCAATCGCGGCGAATTGGAAGAATTGTTTGTACGTGCATCCAATCGCTCATTGTAAAATATGGTGGGTTTATATATATTTGTGGAATGTCTTTAGCACAATACCCGGAATATCCCGTCGTGTCTACGTCGCAACCATTGTACAGCGGACAAGAGGACCGGGTTGAAGAATTGAACCGGCGAATGGTCGAGAGAAACTCCACGGAATGCACACTGGAGCCGAATTTTTCGCCGCGGCCTGTCTCCACCAAATATTCACATTTCCCAGTAATTAATTTAAGGGCCAAATCTTCGGTCCCCCTTTCTTCCCATACCAATTTTTCCGTAGAGACACAATTCAATCCTGGAAACCGCGCGGGGCCAGTGTCCGGGTTTTTGAACAACGTTGACCGCGAAAGCATATTGCGTTATCAGGCTCAAATCCCCACGTCACAGGACTATGGTGTTTATGTTCCGTCAAGTGAAAGTACGTTGTATCACACTTCGGTCGTATCACGACCAGTTACCCAACCATATCCACTGTTGTTTCATCGCGAACCCCAATGGCAAGACACTACAGGGTCCTTCGTAAAAGAATACCCCGAAGTCGGCGCCGAATTGTTGAACAACTGCACAAGATATCAATTGCGTGGGTTGCCGCCTACAGTGTCGAAACAACATTGAGCCGGCGTTCATCGAGGCGTGGTTGGGATAATTGTCTCGAATATTCGTTCATCAAATATTTGGCAATGTTTACTTGGGAACTACTGATTTCTTCCGGAGACATCTCGGCAAACCAATTGTAACAAGTCCGCGACAACAATTCATCCTGCGAAACATGAATGCCCAGGATATCGGGTGCGAAATCCATGGGCGTTTCGGTAAACAGGTCGTCCAACAATACCGGCTGGCCGGCATTCGTACAAAGACCCACCCATTTACCATCTATCATGCGTATCTCGCGTGTTTCTATCAGGAGACGAGCCAACGACGGAAATTCAAAAAGAGGAATGGAACGCCGCAACGATTCCTGTACAATATCTATACAACACTTGATTCCTATGCATTTTTTCGGTGCGGCAAACATGAAAAAATCAGGTTCGTTGTTACGATTGGCGAATACACAAGCACGGGGTTCTTGGTGGGTTTCGTATTCATAAAAGGAATATAAATTTTTCATGCAAATGAATGTATTGGGTACAACTATACCACCATAGACATACACCAACTTCAACAATCCGAGAAGACGAACACGAGATTTTTCGGGTTCCGGCAAGTGTTGAATATTTCCGTAATCCCAACCAGACAACAGTCTCTCAAATGCAGCGTCGTCAATCAAACATACATTGAAATCATTGGAACAATGATTGACAATGGTCTTCAATGTCATGGAAATATAAGGTGAATTGCATTCTGTAGTGTTTCTTCCGCCCTTGCGGGCGTTGACGTCGTATTTGGTATGAATCCACAGTTTCGGCTTGTTGTTTCCGTAGAGAGGAGTTTCATTCAATAAATATTGTTGAATCAATTTGGTTTCATCTTGCGGAGAGTCCAAATATCGACGGACATGATAGCCAAAGTAAACTACTAGCGTTAAAATGATTATGGAACCCAATATATATATATATTGTCGCATTTTCAAATATATATATATGTATTTAATATATTCCTCAATAATTTTGACAGAAGTTTTGAAAATTATATATTGTATATTATTATAAGAATGTCATACGGAATCCAAATCAATAATATAAATATAGAAAATCTATTTCAAAGAGCAACCACGGCCAATGTTCCCATTGGTATTCAATTCAACAATGTAGATTTGAGTACATATTTCCAACTCAATGATGGTAGAAAATCAAGTGGAGTTTCGGGAATACAAATCAATGGTGTTGATTTGTATGCAATTTTAAATCCTTTGAATGGGGCCACAACGGCGCCCACTTCCTCGTATGTGGCCACAACGGCGCCCACTTCCTCGTATGTGGCCACAACGGCACCCACTTCCTCGTATGT